CGTCTTATTCGTTACGACCACCTTAACGAACTTACCCTCGAGTTTGGACACATCGTAGTCCTCGAAGTAGTTCATCTTGCGATCGTCGTAGTAGATCTTCTCGAACATTGTGATCGGACAACGCACCGCTTCGATCTCGCGCGTCTCTGTATCAATGACGTGAAAGTACTTAGGATCACCCGCATCGGCCCACGTAAACTCCATCTGCGACCCAAGGTAGCGAATGTTACCCTGCTGCGATTTCGTATGGAAATGACCGGAGAGAACGGTCTCAAACTTGCTGAGTTTATCCGCAGACATACCGCCGGTCGACTTCATACCAGGCATCATATCGAATCCTGCGAGCTCAAGGTGCCCGATGAGCCACGATGCGTCGCAGCGATCGATGAATCGCATGGACTCGACGTGATTCTCCGCATTGATCCACGGCAGCATACCGATACGCATACCGTCGTAGTCCATCACACGTGGTTCCATGATCACATTGATATTGGACGTAAAGTAACCGAGTAGTTCCTTCAGTGAGTTGAGCTCATTGGTCGACTTGTAGTATACGTCGTGATTACCACATATAATATCCATCGTCATGCCGAGCTCACTCAGACGCTCAAGGAACATCTTACGAGATGCATGTTGTACCTTGAAGTTGATAAACTTGCGATTGTCGTACAGGTCACCAGCGTGGATGATGTGTTTGATGTTGTGTTTCTTTACATAGGGAAAGAACGTTTCCTCAAAGAACCGCCGGTGGTAATCAATAAACACATCGGACGAGTTACGGATTCCAAAGTGAGTATCCGAAAGAACCGCGATCTTACTCATTCGTTGAGTCCATCTCCATAAACAACTCGATGCCCTTTGGTGGTTTATCCGTACCCTTCTTATCCTTCTGCTTGTACTCCTTCAGCAGTTCGTCTCGATTATGAACCTGCTCGATGCGATCCCGCAGCGAGTCGACGAACGCGCGATTACCGGCGTCTACGTTAACGTCACCGGTCTCCTGAAGGAACTCCTCGACACCCGCGTCCTCCATGTACTTGAATCGAATATCCTGCTGGCGTTTCTCCTTGGCAAGTCGACGTAGGAACGCGTAGTAGCAGATCTGAGTAAAGTATGAGAAGGCGTTCGGTGTACCCGTTCGCGTGGCGGTATCGATGTTATAGTTGGTGATGGCTTTAAGACAGTTCTCGACACCGTCCATAACCATCTCTTCTCGATAGGTGTATCGAATAAAGTTTGGTTTATGAGAGAGACCCTCGGCTATCTTAAGGAAGCAGGTAGCGATATAGTCTGTGACCGTAGGAATGGGTTCTCCTGCGGATTCGGCTTCATTCACCTGCTCGACGTATTCGACAACAGCCTGGGAGAACTCCTTATTATTCACATAATGGTGGGGTGCGCGTTTCATAACTTCTCCAATTATTTAATACAGACTATTATATCACAGTCAAAAAGAAATGTAAAACAGAATGAATTAAGAGATTGGCTATTTACAGATCAACGGAACTGTGATATAATAAATTAATCGCCGGCGGGCAGGGGAATATACCAGTATTAGTGGTACGTTGTTTTATCAGACGGTGCGTCCTCAACCATTAGATTGTCGAGTTCGGTGTCAAGATCATCTGATGGTTCGGATGGTAGTGGTGAGTCTCCATTGACACAAACGTTTATGTATTGTCCCTTGACCTGATTATCGCACTCGACGTGAGAAACGATGTGCATCGGATTAATGTAACAGGTATCACCCTTTGATAACGGTTGCCACTCGTAGAAGAGAAACGACATCATGTCATCCTTCTCAACTGTTTGAATCTTCATTGGTCTCTGTAGGACTACCACATCGGATTCCGCGTCTTCCTTAGAGACCTCTTCGTTTGTTAAGACGATTGAGATGAGTTCCTCACCCGTCGAGAGTTTAAGATGGCGAATATTCACGTCGTTTAGCTCTGTCATTTCAGTGGTATCTCATATATTTTGAATTTGAACTTTTCTTTAGAATATATTTTTATACGAGCTGCGCTGTGATTCAGCGTATAGTTCTTGTTCTTCTTCCAGTGTAGATCATCGGCTATATCATAGAGTACCGTATCACGTCCGTCGTCCGCCTTACGCAGTCCTCGACCAATGGACTGTAGTACTCGAATCTGTGACTTAGACGGTGATGCAAAGATAACATTGTTGATGTTACGAATATTTATACCTGTTGCGAATGTGCCTATCGACGCCACAATAATCGCGTCCTTCTCTCGCTCTGTGATCTGGCGTACACGCTCACGCCCCTCGACATCAGTTCCACCAGAGACAAAAAACACCTGTCGACCCTCGGCCGCACCCTTACGTATGAGATCGTGGAGTGGTTTACCATGTTTCTCAACGTACTGAAATAGAACGAGTGTATTACCGTCCTGGTCAAGAGCAAGATTACGAATGAACTTGTTCCTTGCTTCGTTCGTTACGATGAAGTCGATCTCTTCCTGATACTTCATACCTTTTACGGCCCTACACAACTCGTCCTGGTACTTAAGCAACAGAACGTTAATGTTTAGGTTCGCAAGGGATCCCTCGTCCATGAGATCCTTGGTCGTTGTTACGTTATACACCGGGCCAAACAGTCCCTCGAGTACGAGCTTATGCGTCTGTGTACCGTCGAGCGTACCCGTCGTACCGAATCGATACTCTGCGTTATGGCACTTAGTGAGCACCGAGGTCAACGACTTAGCCTTAAAGTTATGAGCCTCGTCGCCAACAACCATACCAAAGTCGCGGAACCACTGTGACGGTAGCTTGTATATACTCTGCCAGGTAGAGATCATAATTCGTGCGTCCTGGTTGCTCTTATCCTGGCCGCCGTATATTCGATGCGCCGCCTTCTCGATATCAAAGTCGTTATCCTGAGTCGCGTAGTCGGCAAAGTCGGTGTACATCTGCTCGACCAGAGATGTCGTCGGAACCACAATAAGAATACGACCGTCGTGATTGTCGAGGTACCATCGAGCCAACAGATAGATGATGAGCGACTTACCCGACGCGGTCGGCGACAGCAGGAGACAACTCTTTTTCTTTAACGCGTGTTCGACTGCTTCGAGCTGGTAGTCCCTCGGTCTGATAGACTCGTTCTTAGCGGACAGCGGTATATCCTCGACAAAGGACATATCAACATCCTCTTGAGTCCCGCCCGGAAGTCCATAAACGGGATCCTCAATAAGTTCGACATTGTAACCTCGTCCGTCCGCTTCTGCGAATGCTCTGATGTATTCGTAGAGTCCTGCATATATCTCGTTAGTCCTTCCGTCTAAGAGCCTTAGTTTACCGTCCCATATTCGATTCTTGTATGCAGGCATAAACTTGTAGCCTGGGACATAGAACGTAAAGAACTCAGACAGCTCGGCGAGTACACCGCGATCCTCGCACTGTACCTGCAGATACGCATGGTTCTTCTTTTTAAGACGGATGGTTTCAGTCATTAGATACCCGAAGTAAACTTACGCCATTCGACCATATTTTTGATATTTTGATGGCGCCAACGGATATTGCCCATGATCTCTTCGAGCGTAGTCACAAGTTCTTTAAGATAATCGATACGCATCTGAGCGTTCTGAATGTCTGAATCCGAATCGTAGAAACGATCCATGTCGCCCTTGAGTACCTTAAGACCGTTGAGCGGATCGTACGACCAACCACGAGCATCGATCTCGTCACGGCTCATCTTGCCGTTGTACCAGAGAAACTTATCCTTGAGCAGAACTTTAAACTCAGCCTCTTTCTTCTTAAGCTGAAGGCGAGTTACTGATAGCAGCTCAAGATATTTTGCGTGGAGACGAGCGGACTGCTGAGACGCGTCGTCGAGTTTAAGTTCGTCGATCTCAGAGTCCGTCTTCCACATTTCAAGTACGTCTTCAATACGAAGCGCCATTATATTACCTCTTCACTGGTGCATGATCTAGTTTTATTTATACTACTGTCTCTGCTGCCTCATGATGTGTGAGTTGAGCATCCAGCCGTGTTTCTTATGAGCACGAAGGCGTTC